ATTGGGGTATGGCAACACCAAGTGGAAATAGTGGCGATTGGATTAGAACTACTTCTGCGGGTATTATACCATATCAACCTGGAGGTATAAACTCATCCCATTGTGGTCTTGGTACTAGCAGCTGGTATTTTAATTATGCTTATATCACAACTGTATATGGCAATTTATCGGGTAATGCAAGTACGGCAAGTAAATTAGCTACAGCAAGGAATATTGCTTTAGGAGGTCTTTCTAGTGGATCTGCTAACTTTGATGGGTCTGGAAATGTTACTATTAATGACTGGGGATATGGAGTGACAAAATATGTTACACGAGATTCTGCCTCTGCTCCTTATTATAGAATTGCATATTGTGAAGTAAAAGGAAGCTGGATAGATAAGAGCATAATCTTTACAATTGATAGCGGTTATAATGGTGGAGGATTTGGCATTGTCAAAGTGTGTCTCAGATCGAATAATACGAGTACTGCTGGGCAGACGTCTTGCGAAGTAATATGGTTAGTAAGGCAAGGATTTTCAGCAGATCAATTATTAATAAAGGTGAACTCTCCTGCCGGAACGTCTACTGTACAATATGCAGATTTATATTTTAAAGCTACGGGTACTTATAATGGAATTACAGTTAAAAGTTTATCTTCCACATCTCAACGCGATACTGTAGAACGTGCATGGACTTTTACAAATCCCGGTTCAGAAAGTTGTCGAGCACAACCAAATATCCGTGCATATACAGCAACTTTTACAGGTTACGACGCTGGTACTGCATCATACGCTAATAGTGCTGGAAATGCAACTCAATGGAATGGTAGAACATTAGATATTGGCACAGAAGCAGGAAGCGATGCAGGTTGGTTATTAATAGACAACGGTGGAATTGTAAGACATAGATCTGCTTCATATTTTGCTACCGCAGGACACACTCATAATTATTTGCCATTATCTGGTGGTACAATGACAGGAAATATTAATTATACAACACACGGCAATTCATATATTGGAAATGGGCAACAAGATAATGCCGAAGGACCAGGAGGAAAATTAAATAACCTTGTTATTGGTTCTTGGTGGGGTGTTTCATTTACAACATCATGCTCTGGTCAAACTTATAGTGGAAAAACTGCAGTTGGTATTGACTGTAGAGAAGGTATTATAAAAGCAGCAAGAGTTAATGCAAATTCATTTAATGGTTATACGATTAATGCATCTGTTCCTTCAGGAGCAAAATTTACAGATACTAATACATGGCGAGGTATCCAAAACAACTTATCAAGTGATAGTACAACTGATTCTCTATCTGCCGCTCAAGGTAAAAGATTAAAAAACCTCATTGATGAAAAAACTGATATACATAATCTAAATTATGGTATTAAATTTTCATCCAGTAGTATGGATAGTAATGGTTCACAAAATACATTATATCCTGCAAAATATGAAAACGGAGCATACTCTAAAACTACAGGTGTAAGTACTTATGCAAATCGAAATAACACAATACACATTGGTACACCAGCAAACATGTTTGGAGATATCTATTTGGCAGGAGGAATTACCTCACTCGGTGTATATAATGTTACAACTACAACTAACCTCCCAGTTTCTGTAACAAGTCAAGGCTATATTAGAAGATATAAATCTGGATCATCATTAATGATTAAAAATCATATCTACAAAATTGGATATGACGAAGCAAAAGAATTACTTAATACAAATGTATATTCTTTCCGTTACAACGATGATGGCCAGCCTGCAAACGGAAAAGAACATGCCGCTGTTAATCGTTACGGTTTCGTACTTGAAGATATGGAAAAGACATTCCCAATGGCTGTTGAATATGACGAATATGGATTACCGGCTGCATGGTGTGTACAAATTGTAGTTCCTACTATACTTGAAATAGTTAAACATCAACAAGCTGAAATCTCCTCCCTTAAAGCCGAGAATGAAGAATTAAAAGAAAAGATATCTGAGATTGATAATCTTAAAAAGAGTCTTGACGAATTAAGAGTGTTAATAACAAATAAATAAGTCATTTAAAAGAAGGGGTTTATACTCCTTCTTTTATTTTATATAAGTTTTAGATTAAAAAGGAGGCTGATATCCAATGAGTGCTTTTATTGAAAAAAATTATAAAGGATGTATAGATAATAAAATTCCTGTTGGAGTTTATAAATATAGCTATGCTACTTCTATCGAGCAGATTAAAACAGAAGCAAATATAGTTATAAAAACTCTTAATAAAAGAAAGCTTGATTATCCTGTTTTTCTTGACATTGAAGATAAATGTCAACGAAACATTTCTAAAAATATAATGATGCAAATGATTAATGCATTTAGAGCAATTATTGTTAAAGCAGGATATAAATTTGGAATTTATTGTAGTGAAAGTTGGTATAACACTTATCTTCCTGATGGTGCGAAAAAGTATGACTGCTGGATTGCACATTACCCAGACCCTGACGATGGAACAATGCAGACAAGGGTAAAACCAGGAACGGGAATCGGATGGCAATATTCAAGTAAAGCTACTATTCCTGGTATTCCTACCAAAGTAGATCGTAGTATTTTTTATAAAGACTACTCTTCTATAAATAACGCAAACAAACAGGAAGGAGGAAATAAATTGACAAAAGAACAAGCAATTAATGCATTGATTGCAGTTGCTAAAAATGAGATTGGTTATCTTGAAAAGGCAACGAATGCTCAATTAGATAGCAAGACAGCAAATGCAGGCTATAACAATTATACAAAGTATTGGAGAGATGTTTATCCTGCTTATCAAGGACAGCCTTGGTGTGCATGTCAAATCAGTTGGGATATGATGACAGCGTTTGGATTAGAAACTGCGAAGAAACTTTTAAAACATTGGCCGTATGTTTATTGTCCAGCTATGCGTGATTATTTTACATTATATGCTAATCCTCAAGTTGGAGATATTGTTATATTTTGGAGCAGTAAAAAAAAAGAATTTGTCCATACTGGATTAGTTATTAAGGTTCAAGGTGATCGATTTTGGACGATCGAAGGTAATACATCTGGTGCTTCTGGAATTGTAGCAAATGGCGGAGGCGTGTGCCAGAAAAGTTATTATAATTCACAACTTCCAGGAACAAAATTCTGTCGTCCTGATTATTCTATTGTCACATCTATCAAGTCTGGTTCTTCTACAAATACTTCCACAACTGTCACAAAAAACTGGATTGAGTACGGAGATAGAGGAAATGATGTTAAAACTCTTCAAACAAAACTAAATAAAGTTGGACATAGGCTTGAAGTCGATGGTATCTGTGGTAATGCAACTGTAGCTGCAATTAAAGACTTCCAGAAGAAATATAATCTTGCTGTCGATGGTCAGGCAGGTAAGAATACTATTACTAAGCTCAATTCTATAATTGCCGCAAAGGAAAATAAAAACTTTAAAGCATTTGTTGGTGCATGTACAACAAATTCTACACCTGTATATCAGAAAGCAACTGGTGCTACTGCTCTTGCTACATATCCGATACTTAATCGAGGAAATCTTGTTGATGTTATTGGAATGTCTGGATCTCGTTACAAAATCAAAATTGCAAATGCTTACACAGGTTATATTGACAAGAATAAAATAACAACTCCTGATAAATTAACTACTAAATATCCTCATGGAGTATGTACAGGTAATGATGTTGCAGTACGTAAAGGTGCCGGAAAGTCTTATGATAAAATTTCAGGATATCCAACTTTAAATAAAGATAACGAAGTAGATATTCTCGGAAGTAAAAAAGATAGTTCCGGTAATGTATGGAAAAAGGTTCGTATTGCCGGGAAACATATTGGTTATGTATTTGGAAAATATATCAAACAAGATTAAAAGAAAGGACTGAAATATTATGGATGCAATTGATGCAATAAAAAATATTCATGACATTGGTGAACTTAATGTATTTATAAGTATTGTTTCAGTCGTAGCTCTTATTGTTCTCGTAATTACAGGAATACAAAAATTTATGGATGTGTTAGGCATAGAAACAAAAGGGAGTTTAAGAAGAAAAGCCCAAGAAAAACGTATTGCAGAATTAGAAAACAAAATTATGCTTCAGGAATCTGAGATAAAAAAATATAATCAAAAGTTATATGATAAACAAAAAACTTATCATGAACAATCTATACAGATTCGAAGTAATCTTGAACAAAATCAAGATCTTCTTAGTAAACAAATTACTGATTTTTCTAACATGATGAAGGACTACATAAATGTCCAAAATGCACGTACAATCGCTTCATTTCGCAGCTCTCTGTGGCGTATGCATAGAGACTTTACAAACCAAGGTTATATTACAGCAGATGGTTTAAAAACATTTTTGGAAATGGGAAAACTCTATGAAGATGCTGGAGGAGATGATATCTATCATTCCAAGCTTTTGCCTGAAATAACTGCGCTTGAAATTAAATATTCAAAAGATGACATTATTGATAAAATTTAAAGAAAGAAGGAATTTATATGAAAAATATTAACTGGTTAGTTCGTATTAAAAATAAATCATTTTGGATTGCTTTAATTCCGGCAGTCCTTTTATTAATTCAGGTTGTTGCTGCAGTATTTGGAATTACATTAGATTTAGGAGATCTGGGCAACAAACTGCTTGCTGTAGTTAATGCTGTATTTGGCGTACTGACAATCTTAGGTATTGTAGTTGATCCTACCACATCAGGAATTACAGATAGCGAACAGGCGCTTACATACACAGAGCCTAAAGAATAATATTGATAAGAAATAACAAAATATTTAAAGGGGAATATGGTAAATTACCGTATTCCCCTTTTTTCACTTTATAAATTAAATAAGAGAGAGCTTTTGGTATAACCGCTTTCTCTCTCTTCACTCTCACCACAAAGGCACGACCTGTACCTATATTTTTCGTATAATAGACTAATAATTTTCGTATTAAATCTCATTATGATCTTGTAATATTTGCAAAACTTTTTATGTGGTAATTGCTATAGTTATAGTTTAACAAAGCGATCTTATTACGTCAAGAATTATTTTTTATTAAGCATGGCTTCTACATCGTCTACGCTAATGCCCTTCTTCTTCATGAGTGATACTACCCTATCAAGAGTTTCTTTATTTTTTTCTTTGCTAA